GCGGATCTTTCACCGTAGATCAAGTCGCTGCTTTCTACCAGTCGGACCCGAAGCAACCGACGTACAACACCGTCAAGCGCGGTCTTCAAGAACTCTTGAAGATGAAGCCAGATGAACTGCCGATCATGCTGCAATGACTCAGACTGAATACTGCAAGCACAGCGGTTTATCCAAAGGTCGAGTCTCACAGCTTGTGGCTAATGGAATGCCGTTGACCTCACCAGAAGAAGCCGACGCTTGGCGTGGATCTCGCAAAGGCATTGGTGGTAGACCAAGTAACGCTCAGAAGCTGGCTGCGATCCAACAGCAAGAATCTGTCTTCAATGAAGCGGCAGCGTCCATTCCAGATGGTCCCCACAGACCGCCAGAAGCCGCAGCAACGATCAATCAGTCTATTGTAGCGTCTGACACTCCTGCTGGAGCCTACGAGCGGCAGAAGCAGATTGAGCGAGCGTCCTATGGTCTTGCCGTTCAAGCTCTCAGAAACAAGACAATGGACGCTGGCAGAATGGTTGGTGTCCACGCTGTCGCTGCAAAGAACCTGATGAACGCTCGTCAGGATGTAATCGCGCTTGCCGAAAAGGAGAAGACTTTAGTCTCCGGCTCTTGGGTAAAACGAGTCATGCAAGATCACGATGGAGCGGTGGCGAGCCTTCTCAAAGCGATGCCCAAGCAGCTTGCCGGTCGCATTGCTCCGCATGACCCAGAACACGCCGAGCGCGAGCTTGAGCGTTGGGTTCAAGAAGTGTGTCTCAAAACTCTGCATTCAACTGATCCATGGAAATGATTCAAATAGAACACCTGCTGGTCTCCAGCCTCATCCCGTACGCTCGAAACTCTCGGACTCATTCCGATGAGCAAGTGGCGCAAATCGCAGCTTCCATCCGAGAGTTTGGATTCACCAATCCAGTCCTGATTGACGCTAACGGAACAATCATTGCCGGTCATGGTCGCGTCATGGCTGCAAAGAAGCTCGGACTTGATGAAGTGCCATGCTTGCGGCTCGGTCACCTGACTCCATCGCAGATTCGAGCTTACGTCATCGCAGACAACAAGATCGCTCTCAATGCAGGTTGGGACGATGAAATGCTTAAAGCCGAGTTGTTGACTCTACAGGAAGACGGCTTCAATACGGATCTAACCGGATTCTCCGACGAAGAACTGAACGCTTTGCTGACGGTAGAAACAGTCGAAGGAGAAACAGATCCAGATGAAGTGCCAGAGGCTCCAGTTGAGCCAATAACCAAGCTCGGAGACATCTGGATTCTTGGGAATCACCGGCTTATGGGTGAAGATTCCACAAGCATTGAATCTGTAAATCGTCTGATGGCAGGAGAACATGCAAACCTGCTGCTTACAGATCCTCCATACAATGTGGCTTACGAGGGCAAAACTGAGGATGCTTTGACCATTCAAAACGACTCGATGGACAACGATTCGTTTGCTCAGTTCCTGCGAGACATCTACTCGACGGCTGATACGGTGATGAAAGAAGGTGCTGTGTTCTACATCTGGCACGCAGATTCTGAAGGTCTTAACTTTCGAAAGGCAGCGTTTGAAGTCGGATGGAAGATTCGCCAGTGCCTCATCTGGAACAAAAACACATTGGTTTTAGGGAGGCAAGACTACCATTGGAAACACGAACCATGTCTGTATGGGTGGAAAGATGGCGCTGCGCATTTCTGGGGTTCTGACAGGACGCAAACAACCGTCTTGAATTTCAACAAGCCAAGCAGAAACGGCGAGCATCCAACCATGAAGCCGGTTGAGTTGTTCGAATACCAAATTAAAAACAGCAGCAAACCATCGGATGTTGTCTTGGATCTTTTTGGAGGGTCTGGAACCACAGCAATCGCTTGCGAAAAGACCGGACGCAAAGCTCGGTTGATGGAATTGGACCCGAAATACTGCGACGTTATCGTTAAACGTTGGGAAGACTTCACCGGAAAAAAAGCTCAACTTCAAAAACACAACTCAGATGAATGAAGTGTTAAACTGCCAAAAGCCAGCCGGTATCGAAGCACTCCGGCAAAACAGAATCGCGCTCAAAGCTATCGAGCGTCAAACCGGCTTCGAGTTTCTCGGAATCTCCAACGATGAGCCATCCCGCATTGATGGTTTTATACACGATCCAGCCAGAGGCATTCTTGTCGGAAGCTATGAGGTCAAAACTCGGAATTACGGTCTCACCAAGCTCCAGACCACTTACGGCAACCGATGGATGATTTCATGGTCAAAGCTTCAAGCGGCTTTGCTGATAACCAAAGAGCTTCGCATTCCGTTCTTTGGAGTACTGCACTTGTTCGACGATGACTTGGTTATGATGGTTGAAATCTTCAACCGCAATGCAACATGGGCGGCTAACCATCAAGCAACCGACAAAACGGTTAACGGACGCAGTGAAAGAGTGGCTCTGATTGATATGACTGGAGCCGCTCGCTACCAGATCAAGAGCGGTCAGATTATTGAGGAGCTTTTCTGATGACCGATCTAGAGCGCGAGATCTTGGAGTTCCGACGGCAACTCTGGCGACCAACTCCACGGCAGTCTGTGGTTGAGTGGGCTGAAGCCAATCTATCGCTAAGTCAGCGTCAGACTGAACACCCCGGACCATTCTCCACGGCAGTCAGACCATATTGCAGAGAGCCGCTTGAGTGTTGGAAAGATCCGGCAGTCTCTGAGGTCACGCTCTGTTGGGGAAGTCAAACCAGTAAGACTACCACTCTGATGGCCGGTCTGGCTTGGTCGATTGACGTTGAGCCGAGTCCCGCGCTGTGGTTGATGCCTTCAGAGAATCTGGCTCGCAGCTTCAGCAAATCCCGCTGGTTGCCAATGCTGGAAGACTCACCGGCAATGGTTGCGCGGTTCCCAACTGACAAAGACCAGATTACAAATCTAGAGCAGCAGTTTGATCGCTGCACTCTGACCTTCGTTGGTAGCAACTCACCAGCGAATCTAGCGTCTCGACCCGTCCGCATTCTGGTTGGGGATGAAGTGGACAAGTTTGCCGAAGCAACCGCAAAAGAAGCCGACGCTCTGGATCTTGCTGAGCAACGACTCAAAGCGTTCTCCAGCAGCAAAGCGTTCTTCACCAGCACTCCGACGACCTCCGAGGGACGAATCTGGCAGCGGTATTTGAGAGGAGACCAACGGCGGTATTACATCCCGTGTCCGCACTGCAAAGAGCCGATCAAGCTGGAGTGGCGACAAGTGACTTGGGACAACGCGAAGACTGAAGAAGGAAGACCGGATTGGCAGCAAATACGGACCACCGCTCATTACGTTTGCCAATTGTGTCAGGGAAAGATTACCGACAGCCAGAAGGTTGCCGCGCTGCGTCATGGGAAGTGGGTTCCAGAGAACAAAGCGAGCCTCCCGAGTGTCCGCTCTTACCATCTATCGTCTCTCTACTCACCGGATCGCAAATGCACTTGGGGAAATCTCGCGGTCGCATTCTTGGAAGCCAAAAGCTCGATGATGGGATTGCAGGGATTTATCAACGGTATGCTCGCGGAACCGTGGGAAAACCAAGAGACCCAACAGGAGCGAGTGGAGGTCGTCTCAGATGCTGAGATGCCGGAAGCCAGACGCTACCTCACCGCAGACGTTCAAGCTGCTGCTCCGTTTCTCTGGTGGGTCTGCCGCGAGTGGTCCGGCGGAAACTCAAGACTGGTTGCGGCTGGTCACGCTGATGACTTTGCCGCTCTCCGACGCATCCAACTGCATTATAAAGTGCATGACATGGATGTTGGTGTTGATTCCGGTTTCAACACTCAAGCGGTGTACGATGCTTGTGCGGAGTTTTCCCAACTCAGCAACTCTCCGATAACCTATCCCTGCGGTCTCCGCTATCCACCGGAGGGAGGTCTTCGGAAGCCGATGTTGATCGGTTGGTTGCCGATGAAAGGTCGAGAGACTGGTGCGCGGTTCACTTCTAAGACTGGCTCAATCCATCCATTTGGAATAACAACCTCAACATCTATGCGGACGGATGTTGTACAGCCGCTCTTGGTATTTGACACTGAGCATATGCGCGACGTTCTCCAGCGGCTCCGTAAAGGATCGGAAGCTAATCAATGGACCGTTTGCAGTCTTCCTGCACCGCTTGAGGCTGAAGGAGCATTTGCAGCTGATTCTGATACATACTGGAAGCACTTGGATTCCCACGTTTTAAAGCCAACAGCTAACCGTTCCGGTCGAATCAAGCACTTGTGGTTCAAGCGAAACACTCGTTGGCCGGATCATTTGCATGACTGCGAGATCATGCAGTTAGCAATGGTGATGCTTTGGAATGACTTGAGATCTAGCACAGCGGAAAGTTCTGCCTCTTGACACAAGCTTTGCTCTGTGGATAGTCCGCTCAGTGGTGACTTACACCGTAGCAACAAAGCGATCTTACTTGCGTACTACATACGCAAGTCTTGGTGCTTTGACTTTGCTGCAAGCTTTGACTGCAAAGCTGACTGTTGCTGCTAACACTCTGGAGTCTGGTCAGCTAGTCCGCAGCACTTCCAGTTCTGATGTTTCGGTTGAGTTCGCTGAACCCGGTAAAGGTTCCGCCTCCGCTGGCGAGATGTTGGAAATGTGGGAATCACTGTTGAGTGATTATGATTACGCTGTTGTTCTCCTAAATGGAGACGGCATCACTAGTCCGTCTGATCTCCAGATTTACAACAAGATGCTTGGCAGTGTTCTTGTTGCAACCACTCGGTATTACGGTGATTTCACGCAATTTCGGCGTGAAGCCACAACCCGCATGAGCTAATGGGAATCCTGCAAACCATAGCCAATAAGCTGTTTCCCGCTCCAGTTAACAAGTACGAAGGAGCCGGTCAGTCTTTGCGTCGTTCGTATCTCGATACGTCTTACACTTCGGCTCGCTTCGACGTAACCAGTTCGACCCGTCAAGCCATTGTTCGCAAATCGCGGTTTTTTGAACAGAACAACGCGATAATGAACAGATTGGGAGACTTGTTTGAGTCTTACACAGTTGGTTCAAGCTTTTCTGTTCAACCGGCTTCTAGTGATCCGGCTTGGAATCTTGCGGCTAAGAAGTGGTTTGATATTTGGTCGCGTTATCCTGACATTGGTTCTCGCCAGTCTTTTGGAACTCTGATGGGACAAGCCGCTCGCGGTTGGTTCTATGATGGTGAGAGCTTCCTGCTGTTAACCAAAGGTGATAGCGGCAAACCGCGATTGCAGCTTATTGAAGCTCAGTCTATTGCGACTCCCAAAGGAATGGAGTCAGACGAGACAGTCTTTGACGGTATCCGCTTTGACCCTCGCACTGGTCGCGCTGTCGCTTACTTTATCGGTAACGAAAAGAGTCAGGGGAATCTGGTTGATGTCCGCAGCATCAGCGCGGACTCCGTAGTGCATATCTACGAACCAAATCGTCCCGCACAGCTTAGAGGTCTTCCGTTTGTATCGTCTGTCATCAATGACTTGCACGATCTTGACGACCTTCAAAAGTTGGAGATGGAAGCTTGCAAGCTTGGTGCTTCCGTCGCTCAGATCGTTAAGACGGTCTCCGGTGAGGTCCAAGCCAGCAACCTCCGCGCTGGTACGGCTGGAACCACTCAGAACACCGCTGAGAACTATTACGAGCAAGTCTTTGGCTCTGCTGTTAAAGTGCTGAAGAACGGTGATTCATTTGAGCAGTTCGCAACGGAGCGTCCCGGTGTAAATATGCGGGAATACTGGCGGCAACTGACCGAAAAAGTCTGTGCTGGCGTTGGTATTCCTTACGTTCTTGTCTATCCAGAGTCGATGCAGGGAACTGTCTATCGCGGTGCGCTGGATATGTCTGCGGTTTGGTTTAAGTCACGACATCAAGTGATGGCTTCAGCGGCTCGACGTATTTACGAGTACGTTATGGAGTACGCGATCAAGACAGATCCGACTCTTAATGACGCTCCAGCGGATTGGTATGAAGTTTCGATTACCGCTCCCCGATCTCCAAACGTTGATGTTGGCCGTAACTCTGCCGCTCAGTTGGCTGAGTTGGAAGCTGGTATTGTGACTTACGATGAGGTCTATGGTGCGAGAGGTCTTGACTGGCGTTCTTCGCTAGAAGCTAAAGCACAGCAAGCTTTGTTTGTTCGTCAGTTGGCTGGAAAGTATGGCTTGGATGTTTCTGAGATTTCCACGATCCAGAAAGAGAAAGCTCCGAGCGTTCCGGTTGCGGCTATTGAGGTTGAGAGCGAGGACGACGCTCCTGCTCCAGTTGCTGCTCCTGATAATGGCAATACATCACCAGTAGTTGACGACACTGTTGTCACTGCTGTAGTAAAGAAACAACGCAAGCCGCGAGCTAAGAAAACAGAATGAGCTTCACTAAAAAAAGCGATTGGTTGTATTACGCTCCAGCGGCTTCCGCTGGTGAGACTGCGACCATTCAGATCTTTGACCAGATTGGCGAAGACTGGTTTGGCGGTTCTGGTCTGTCTGGCAAGCAGTTCTCGGATGTTCTCAACGAAGTGGGCAATGGTCCGCTCTTGGTTGAGATCAACTCTCCCGGTGGTAACGTTTGGGATGGGTTGTCGATTTACAACCAGTTGCGCGGTCGTCGCGCTCCGGTGACTACTCGCGTCGTTGGCATTGCGGCTTCGATTGCTTCGATTATCGCGCTTGCTGGCGATAAGGTCGAGATGGCCGACGCTGCATTGATGATGATTCACGATCCTTCCGGTATGGCTTCGGGTACTTCCGAAGATATGCGGAAGATGGCTGACGCTCTCGACCAACACGCTGAGGTCTTGGTTGGAGTGTACGCTAAAAAGACCGGACGCTCTCCCGAGTCAATCCGCGCTGCTATGAAAGCGGAGACTTGGTTTACCACTCCTGAAGCGGTTGCTTTTGGTCTTGTGGATAAGCAAATCAAACAGCTTGCGATGGCTGCGAAGTGGCATGCTCGCGCTGTCACTAAGACCGCTCCCGAGACGGTTAAGAACAACCTTCGTCGCGGACTTGAGCAATACGCTGAAGGTCTTGCTGGTGACGGTCTTGAGAAGCAGACGGTTCTTGAGGCTGAATCACTCGTTGCTGGTGAAGCTCCCACCGAAGATAAGGTTGAAAAAGCAAACGCTTGGTGGGGTCGCAATGAACGATTCTTGGAAGCTGAACCAAATACACCGGCTGACGTAGCAGCTAACCTCTGGGGAGGTGCTGCCGGTCGAGATTGGTTCCGCGCTTTGTACGCTCAATTGGAGCGTGAGGAAAATGAGGAGAACGAATCTCCTGACGACAAGATTTCTGCGGATAGCAACAACGCTGTCAGCGAAAATGGCAAAGCTTCTTTGCCGCAACCAACACAACAACCCGACACAAATATGTCCGATAGCACTACTGTGACGGCTGCGGCTGCTCCTGCCGCTTCCGTTGATCTCACCGCGATTCTTGCTAAGCTTTCCGCTCTGGAAGCTTCGCTGAAGGCTCCCGCTGCCGCTCCTGCTCCTGAGCCGGTGCGACCCGTTATTGAGAACCTCGGCAACCCGCTGCTGGAGCAGCACAAGAAGATGAAGGCTGGTGCTGACCGCCGTCGCTTCTTGATCGAGAATCATTCTGAGTTGCTCCGTCAGAGTAATCTGATCGCTCCCCAGAACGGCAACACCTTTGCCGCTGGTCTGGTCGTCGATTATCTCGCTGATGCTGTCATCACTGAGATGGGGACCAAGTTGGCGATGGTTGGCAACTTCACTCGCAACGTTGGTCTGGATAACTTGCGTCCGAAAGCCACCGTTCAGGTCAAGAAGTTCGTTCAAGCTGGTTCTTCTGCTACGGTCGATAACGCGACCAACTTTGAGACCAGCAACGATAGTGAGCTTGCTGCTACTGCCGTCACTGTTAACCAGATCAGCAAGCTGTTCACCGTCACTCAAGCTGAACTCAATCAGGGGTTTGCGCTCGCTGATCTCGCTGCTGGTTCTGCTGATGTCTTCGCTCTCGGTATCAGCAAGAAGATTACCGCTGTGATGACGGCTGCTAATTATGGTGCTGGAACTACGATTGGCACTGCTGCTAACTTCGACACTTCGGACATTCCGGCGATCTTGGCTCTCGCTAAGAACTATCGCCAGAAGCTGCTTCTGTTGGACGGTGGACATCTGGCTCGCTTGCAGTTCTCTGCCGCTGCCAACACCTTCCCTGATGCTCGTTATGGTCCGTTGAACAACGGCTTGTTTGGCTTTGAGGGAATCTTTGAGCAGAACGACTGGACTGGTGCGATTGCCAACACTGCTGGCTTCGTCTGCGGACGTGATGCTATCGCTATTGCCTCCGGTCTTCCGGTTGGAATGATTGCTGGTGAGTTTGTTGAGCAGCGCACTGTTGAGAGCCAGAATGGTCTGTCGGTCTTGCTGTCGGTCTGGTACAGCCGTGCGACCCGTAGCCATATGGCTTCATACGACATCATGTTTGGTGTCGCGGCTGGCGATAAGACGCAAGCTGAGGTTCTCATCACCGCTTAATCCTTAAGGATATGCGTATCGCAACCACCATAGCAGTGGACAAGACCGGCAAGACTAAGCTGGTATCTGGTCCCGAGATTAGCGCGGATCTCCAACGCACTAATTTCAACACTGCTTCTGTTCCTGAGGGAGGCAAACTCGTACTGTGGATTCAGGGGGCCTTAGCACCGAAAGTTCGTAAAGGTTAACCGTAAAATTGGGGAGGTTGCTGGAAAGTTCCGGTGACCTCCCCTCTAACCGAAAAACAAAATGGCCGTTCAAACCGATATTGCAACGCAGGATTCGATGGGTCATCAGGGGTTCACTCTGGTCACCAATACTGCCGCACAATCTTCTGGATACATTGCGTTGCAGATTGTGTCCGCTGCCGTCTTCACTTCACTTAGCGGTCAGGGAATCTCTGGCACTTGGAGTGGGACGACCATTCCCGCTGGCTTCACGATTGTTGGCAAGATCTCCAGCTTCCAACTTGCGAGTGGAGCGGTGATCGCATACTTCGCTCGCCCATAAAATGACGCTCGCGCTGTCACTCAATCTCTCGACATCGGATGATGTCATTGAGGTGATCTATCCAGCTATGGACCGCTGGATGATGCAAGAGGACGGCACTTCATTCGTTCTTCAAGAAGACGGAACTTCAAAGATCATTTTCTCACTCTCAACCGACTAACGCTCTCGACTCATGCCAGACTCTAAGATTACAGCACTAACGTCGATCTCGACTTCCACCGATCCGGCAAATGATCCGTTGGTCATTGTGGATCTTTCGGATACGTCGATGGCTGCGACTGGAACGACGAAGAAAGTCACTCTCAACCAGCTTCTTGCTACCAGTCCCACCGCCACCCTCGCCTCCGCCACCATCACCGGCGATCTGACGGTGGACACGAACACCTTGTTTGTGGATGCGGCGAACAATCGGGTGGGCATTGGGACGGCGAGTCCTGCGAATCCGTTTGACGTTGTTTCAGCCTCAGGAACCATTGCTCTTTTTAAGCGAACAGGATCAAACAGTGCATTTATTGGAATTCAAGACGCAAGCGGATCATTCTCTTATCTTGGTTCTACCAACGGAACTTTTGCAATTCAGACTCCCGGTTCTGGGTATTCTGACAAATACACCATCGCTTCCGATGGAACTGCAATCTGGTACGTCGGCGGCTCCGAAGCCATGCGTCTGAACTCCACGGGGCTGGGTGTGGGGACTTCTCCGAGTGCGAAGCTGGATGTTTATCAAGCCACTCTTGGAACAGCCTATTTCCGTGGTGGTTATTCAGCCAGACAACTCACGTTGACCGCCACAAGTGATGGATCAAACGATGGTGCCATCCATACATTTTCTATCGGAAGCAGCGCTGGGCAGTTTTTGTTTGCCAATAGCGGAGGAACTCGTCTGACCATCGACTCCTCCGGCAACGTCGGCGTGGGGGTTACGCCGAGTGCTGGTGGAACTGGTTTCTACAAAACATTTGAAATCGGAAAGGTGGGATGCGGTTTATTCGTTTCAACCGCAGGGTTGAGCAGTGCTGAAAATACCTATTTCTCTGGAAACGCTGTACTGAAGTACAACAGCGGACCTGAGTGGTCTTACGGAAACGCTGGTTCTGCTGGTATTTATGGAATCGAAGATGGAGTCCATAAGTGGTACAATGCTGTTTCTGGTTCGGCTGGCGGAGTCTTCACTCCTACCCAAGCGATGACGCTCGACGCGAGCGGGAATCTGTTGGTGGGGACGACGAGTGCTTTGATAGCCTCATCTCGGCGACTTTCCGTTGTTGGAACTGTTGCTGCTGCGCTTCAAAGCACTGGTGCCGCCACGGTTGAAGCCGTCAATGTTTGGCATACCGCCACAACTGGTAACAACATTTTCATCGACTTTGACACAGAGGCTTCAGTCACCAGCCGTGGTTCTATCAGCTACAACCGCTCTGGTGGTCTTGTCGCTTACAACACGACATCCGATTACCGAGCCAAGGATATCATCGGACCTGTTTCAAACAGCGGATCTGTTATTGATTCTTTGAAGGTGTACATCGGCAAGATGAAGGGCGCGACGGTTGAACGTCCCATGCTTGTCGCCCATGAAGCTCAAACTGTCGCTCCTTATGCCGTCACTGGAGAAAAGGATGCTGTCGATGTTGATGGCAATCCAAGGTATCAGCAAATGGATGTCTCATCGTTTGTCCCTCTGCTGATTGCCGAAATTCAATCACTCCGCACTCGTGTTGCCGCTCTGGAAGCCTAATCCATACCACCATGATTACCATCAACTGGATCATCGAACGCCTGTTGGTCAAGCCGACCGAAGGCTCGCTCACCGATGTCGTCATCACCGCCGACTGGCGTTGCAACGGCACCGAAACCACCGGCACCGGCGACGACGCGAAGACCTACAGCGGAACCTGCTACGGCAGCGCGTCGTTCGCGCCTCCCAGCGAGAACTTCACGCCGTATCCTGATCTGACCGAAGCGCAAGTGTTGGGCTGGTGCTTCAGCAATGGCGTCAATCAGACGGCTATCGAAGCCAACGTGGTCATCCAAATCGCCGAGCAGATCAACCCGCCCGTGGTTGCGCTGCCGCTGCCGTGGGTGCCGCCGGTTGTTGACGTTGAAGCTCCGGTCGTTGAAGCTGTGGTCGCCTAATATGGAAATCACTATCAAGCTGACTCAAGAGCAAGCCAACGGACTCCTGCAACTCATTGATATTGCGGTTAAAGCCGGTGGCATTCAAAACGCCAAAGTTGCTTTGCCGCTGGTCGATCTCATCGTCAACGCCGCCCAACCTAAATCCGAGTAATGCAAACCGATACCAACAACAGCAGTGGAGTTGGAATCTCTCTAGCGACCGCTGCCGCTGCTGGTGCGGTTTCATTCATTCCGCAGCTAACACAGTGGTTTCAACTCGGAGCCGCTGTGTTGGCCTTTATTGCCGCCGCAATCGGTCTTTACAAAGCCATTAAGAAATGAACTGGAAAACTACTGCCGCTGGAATCGGTGCAATCATGGTCGCTGTTGGCGGTGCGCTCAAAGCACTGTTCGACGGCGATCCTTCGACCAACATTGACCTCACCGCAACCGTTGCTGCTGTGACTGTTGGATTTGGTTTGATCGCTGCCAAAGACGCTGAGAAGAAACCGCAGTGAACATCATCGAGCAGATCGTCGCCGCTCTTTTGAAGTGGCTGACTGGTCTGGCTAAAACCCCACCGACTGTTGAAGATGCAAAACCAGACAAAGAGCTTAAAGAAAAGCTTCTGGATCGCATTGACCGCGCTGGTGGGTAGTTGTGGCTGTGGGACTCGCGTTGTTATGGTCCCAAGCGGTGAGCCGGTACGGCTTGCTGAGAGCGTTAAAGCGCGAGTGTGGGTCAAAGGTGCGGACGGAGTTTCTGTGCGCTCTAGCAACCGTATAACGCTCGCGGAAGGTTGGTACGCATTGCCAAAGGATTGATATGTCGCAACAAGTCATTAACACCGGATCAACCGCAAACGACAATACCGGAGACACTCTGCGTGGGTCGTGGATCAAAGCGAACGACAACTTCACCGAATTGTATTCGCTGATTAGCGGTCTCAACACAGCGACCGCTTATGTCCCGACTGTTACTGATTCCGGTGGTGGTCGCACGTTTACGCAGACGATCAATTCCGCTCGTTACACGCAGATCGGTAATCTTCGCTGGTTCACTGTTGATGTAACATTCACCGGAGTCTCTGGAGCAGCGACCGGCAATCTGCGGATCAGTCTTCCAGCAACTTCAACCTACGGTTGTTGCGCTGAGATTTGGTCTAACAATCTTGCATCAGCAGCTAAGACTGAGGTTGAGGCTTTGATTCCTGCTGGAGCAAATTACGCTGAAGTGTATCACTACGAAAACGGTAATGCTCAGAGCATTGCGGCTCATATTCAGAACGGATCTCGACTGGTGATTACTGGAGTGTTCTTCTCTGCTCCGTGAATTTAATAGCCACCAGCTTACAGTTGGGGATGAGCGTTCTCCAGAGCGCGATGGGGAATCCGTCGTTTCTCTGGCAGGGACAACTGGTGCGCTGTTTACCGGCTGCGATCACTGACGCTAACTCGGTGATCTCTGGCGGGTTCCAAGATAACGTTCAAGTCCGGCTGCTGGTGAAGCTGGCTGATTGGCGGTTGGCTGACTCAACTCTTGTAACCGTTGACGCTTCTGTGTGGTCTTGTGACGTTGGCTCAAACGCTGACCGGCTATTGCAGGAGAACGGGAGCTTAATTCTCCAAGAGAACACAGACCGCTTGCTGCTGACCTTCGGTAAAATGATTCCGGTTGTGGGTCGTCTTGTGACCTACGATGGACGGCAACTGCGGATTATGTCCGCTCGACGCGATGGGTCCGGTGCGTATTACGTTCTGGACTTGGGAGCCAAAACCAAATGACTCCAACCGTCGTCGTCGATACAACCCGCTTTTCCGCTGCTTGGAGAGAGTACCTCCCGAGAACTAAACGGTCGCTGGCTGAAGCGATCAACGCTCGCACGTTCTATCTGTTGCTGCGGTTGTATTGCTTGCTCCCCCCTAAGTCACCGCAAGCTGCGAGAAACAAGATTCTCGACTACTTCAACCGTCCGGTTGGTGAACGTCGTCGAGACAAGAAGACCGGCAAGCTGGTTGGTCGCTCGCGTGAATTGCGAGTGGTCCACTTGATCGCTCAAGCCAAGAACAAGAAAGCCGGTAAGGAAGGTCTCTACGGTGAGAAGATGCGTGAAGCCGCAGCAAGCTTGCGTCGTCGCGCTGCTGGTAGTGTTGGTTATCTAAAAAGCTGCGTCGTCAAAGGTATCAAGAAACTGTCTCCATCGTTTACGCAATTTGGTGGTACTCGACGCGCTCGCAAAGGTTCCGCTGGTGTTCGTTCAATCGCAGCTAATCAAGCGTTGTTGAATCTAGCCAACCAATACGGTCTGCCGAGTGAGAACGTATCGGTTCATCGTGGATCGTCTGCTTATTCATACAACGCGAAAGCCGGTATCTCTCCGCACTCGCACGTTCGCATGAATATTGGTCTTGCTGATAACCAGATCGGAAAGGTCAATTCGATCTACGCAAAAGCGATGCAGCAAGCGTATGACGACGAAGCCAAAGAGCTTGAGATCCACATTAGAGCCAAGATGGAGGAAGCCGCAGAAGTGCTGGAGAAACATGGAGTTGTTGTAACATGAACGCTGTCGCTCTACGCACTGAACGAGCTTTGGTTGACTGGCTGGCTGCTCAAGACTGGTCAGAGTCTCCGCTTGGGACTCCTGCTTGCCTCACCAGCTACGGACACGGTGCGTTCGCGGATGCCGATCTTGAAGACCGGATGCCGGACTTCCCGCGCATTGTCGTCAAAGCATCAACTGCGGTTCCGGTGCATCCGTTGGACCGGACTTGCGAGCTAGACGTTTCAGCGGTTCTCCAGTTGAGCGCGGATGATACGTCAGAGGCTCACTTGCTTGCAGTGGTTCAGATTTTCGAGAACCTCCTGCAATACCTCTGCGTTGACGGTAACATCTCGGAGTTGAACACAGACGACACAGATCCGTCTGGAGGATTCAACGCTCAGTTTGTTGTTCCGACTGACTTCGGAATCAATGACACTAGCGAAAGAGCTAGAACTTACACTCGTTCCATGACAATTTTCGCAGCAGCAAACGCAATTTAACACCTAACCACAAACTAACATGGCAGTATCAAAAGGACTCGCTCTAGTCTATGGAGCGAAGGGAACGATCACTCTTTACACTCCTGCGGGAGTGGCTCTCACAACTGGTGCTATCAGCACCATCGAGAGTTATGACGCGACCCATGAGGCTGACGTTGAGCAGATCAAGAACTCTGCCGGTGAAACCGTCGCGCAAGTGTCCGCTAACGAGCGGATTAGCCTCAACGTGACGTTCATTCCGTCTGCCGCTTCATTCGCTCAAGCCAAGCTTGCCGCTGGTCTTCCTGCGGTCAATGGCTATGCGACGATTGCCTCCAGCGATGGCGTGACCATTGGTGGCGGATCTATCGACGGAAACTACGTCTATGCCGGTGGTGGAAGCGTTAAGTTCACCAGCAGCGGTAAGGTCATGGTTACCGTGACGCTTACGAAGTATCTCGACGCGACGGCTTTGACCGGAAACGCTTCGACGTTTACTCTGTAATCGTGGCCGATCTTGCAAAGATACTCGCAGAGACCGGACCTCCAGCACCAACAGTGCTTGGGGTTCGTCTTGTTCCCTACACCGTAGGTCACGCGATACTCTTGCAGCGGTTGGGTTCTCCTTACGTCTTAGGTGGGGAAATCACTTCGAGTGATCTAGTAGAGGCTGTGGTTGTTTGCTCACAGTCTCCGCTGGAATCCATTCGATCCATCAAGTCAGTCTGGAAGGATTTTGTCTTGTGGTTGTGGGGAAAGCGGATTGCCAAACTCAATCTGCTGGCGGAATCCGAGAAGTTCCAGTTGTGGTTGAAAGACCAGTCAACCGCTCCTGAAGTGTTGATGGAAGCTGGAACCCAATCAAAGCGTCCCGCGATGCCGTGGCCGGAACGGGTTCTAGTTGGATGTTTGAACATCGGTATTGGACCCGATGACGCTATCAAGATGCCGATTGGTGACGCTGAGAGGTTGATTCTAGCTCACGCAGAGATGATGGGTCAGGTCCAGTTGTGGGACGATCAAAGCGAAGCCATTTGGCAAAGCCAGAACGCAAACTGATATGGGTGTTCTCTCTCTTCTAGTTAAGCTTGGTCTTGATGCCAGTGCGTTTGAGATGGGTGTTAAACGCGCTCAGAGCGTTGGCGAGAGGTTTGGATCTAGCTTTAAGTCTGCTGTGGCTGGTAAGCTTGGAGCGGCTTTGTCGGTTGCTGCAATCGGAGCGTTTACAAAGAATGTAATCCAAGCGGCTGATGAGATTTCAGATTTATCAGAGCAACTTAATCTGACGACCGATCAAGTTCAGAGGCTTCAGATTCTTGCTGGTGAAACTGGCGTGACTTTTGATAAATTTGGTTCAGTTCTAAGCAAGTTTGAACAGACAAGATTGAAAGCAACTTCTGGCGATGAAGATGCTATCAAGACGTTAAAAGCGTTGGGATTCACAACTGATCAGTTGTATGACTCTCAAATCTCAACGATTGATGGAGCAGTTAAAGTTGCTGAAGCTTACAAGAACTCTGGAAGGTCAGCAGAAACATCCGCTGCAATGACTGAATTGTACGGATTGAAGCTTAAAGTTGCTGGAGCAGCTTTAGGTGATTATGGTACAACTTCAAATCGTACTCTAATATCAAAAGATGATGTTGATGTTCTAGCTAAAGCTAACACTTTGCTTGATGAACAGTTAAGAATTATAAAAGCACTCGCTGCTCCCGGTATTGCCGCTGGAGTAACAGCTACTGCTGAAGCTCTTAAGGGGATAACTCAACCAACAGAATCATTTACAGATCGCGCTCAAAGAGCAGTTCGTAGAGCAGAAAGACGAATTGAACTTCAAAAGTCAGATGAGTTTCTTGCAAGAAAAACGCAAGAAGCTATTGCTGCTGACAGAACTCAGAAATTTGGCGGTCCTACTCCCCCTCCTATTGGTAAGCCAGAATTTGAGACCGTAAAAGGACCAAGATTCTCGCTTGGTGGAGGACAAGATCCTCTCGCTCGCATTGGTGGATTTACTGGCTTTCAATCCGCTCAAGACACTGCTATCAAGCAAGCCATCGAGCAGACTTTGCAGCTTCGCCAAATCGTGAAGAACACCGGCAAGACTGCGGAAAATACTCGGGATTGATATGGGAACGATCAAGACCAACGACGCAGACCTTTCTTTAGTAGGCTCTGGATACATTGAAGTATCCCGAGAATACAGTGGAGGAGATGGAACCGGACGGCAGATCACATACCGCTACCGTGGAAGCAAAAACGCTCTTCGCATAGCTTCTGCAAGTTGGGTTCTTGCCGGTGGCAAGTATCAGATAAGCGAGAACGGACCATATTCCGAAGCGACGGTGGTCTTCTCTGGCACTCTTTTAGATACCAATAACCCAACGGCTCCAAGAGATCCGACTGAAGAGGAGCCTAACACTCGATACGAGTTCCGCACCGAGTACGTCGATGCGTCTTTGTTTGAGTTGCCGCAAGTTAGAGCAGAGGCTAAAAAGTACATCTCCGAGCAAGAGTATTACTCGGCAGTTAAGCTGGCTGGAGAAGACCCGAAGAACAACAAACTTCCAATGCCAGAGAGCCAGTTTCCGCTGGCTTATCAGCTAACGAAGCGTCTCTCAAGAGGTCAAACCAGCTTCCAGACTTCTCGCGTCTCATTGACTCGTATTTCATCCTACTCCGCGCTGAACGGTCTTCCTGCGACTCCACCGATTATCTCTGCGGTGTACAGCGGACCTTTTCTTGCCAACTTCAATTTCTTTCCGGCTTCGGTAAGAAATGTGATGCCAAGACCACCGGCAGATCCTAATTTGACTCCAGACGGTACTGTGTGGGCTTGGTTGAAGACTAACGACTCAACCTCGCTGACAATTAAGACCAACCAAGTGGAACGGAACGAGACTTGGACCTTTGCCGCTTGGGATCTTTTTGCGTATCCTTACGACGTACCACCTAACAATTTAACATAACCTAACCCAACATGGCTGACGAAATCCAAATGACGGCTCGCTTGTACGCTTCCAAAGGTGGCGCGTTTTTGCCGAGCGTAACATACACCAAATCCGCAACGATGGCTGGCGTTGATATGGGTTCACAAACCCAATCTATTGGCGCAAGCTCATCTGAGATTCTTGATGTTCCAGTCGATGTCACTGCTCCTTACAAGCTGCTGATCTCCAATCTGGACAACACCAACTATGTCGAATTGTCGTTTACTTCTGGATTTACCGCTGGTGCTGGCACAATGCGGCTTCCCGCTGGCGAGACGCTCTTGATTCCCTACATTAACGCGAGCCTCTACTTGCTGGCTAACACTAGCGCGGTGACGATTCAAGCGACTTTCTGCGAGATTTAACCAACTGACTTATGGCCGACGAAATTCAAATGTCAGCGCGGCTATACGCCAGCAAAAACGGAGCGTCGATCAACGCTCAGACTTGGAATGCGGTAGCAAACATGACTGGCGTGGACATGGGTCAGCAGACTCAAGACGTTGGCTCTGCGTCTGAGAGTCTTGATATCACTGCGGACCTGTCTTTGCCGTACAAAGTTCTGATCTACAATATGGATTTGGTTTCATCAGTTGGTATTGGAGATGTCTCATCACATACAACTGGCACCTTCTTTATGGAAATACCTCCGCAGCAATTCATATTGCTTCCATATGTTAGATTCGCTTTGTATGTAAAATGTCAGACGGCTGGTAGCACCGCGAAAATCTTCGCTCAATTCTGCGAAATCTAATGGCTGTAACACTACCAGCAAAGGTTGCAGAGCGTGGTATCAAAGCCGAACACGCTCGTGCTATCAATCAGTTGATTGATGTAGTCCGCAAGATCCAGTTGGTAGCTGGACCGGATCAAGCTATTGAGCAGACCCCAAACGGAACAACGCTGAAGATCAAGCAGCCGGTGGGTCGCACTGTGGTTCAGACTTCGGAAGATTCTTGGTTCTATTGATATGCCATTCGCACAAGATCGCAAAGATCGAATGTGGAATGCTCGCAATCTCAATAACCTGTATGCGAGATTCGACAATAAGTGCGCGAGAGTATTAGACGGCAAGACTCCGTTTGTAGTTGGGTTTGCAAGTCTGCCATTTGGGGTTCAATACGATTATTGTATTGATCCAGCTACAAGCTTCTATGTAACCGGAAGCACTCCAACGCAAACTGAGATTGAGATTGAGATTTCAAAGCTTGAGACCAAACACTTAGACGTTGAAGGTGGGCAAGTCTATCTGGACCAGTATGTCGAGACATTCGACTCTACATATTGCAATGTTGAAGCGATTCAAAAGTCATTTGAGCTACACAGAAGGACCGTTGACGATGTTCCGTATGACATACATCTAGGTTGGGACGATTGGGATTCCGGTTTTCTGTCTTACGTTAGATCTTACTTCTCTTCAGTTGGTTCTGTTCCGTCTCTGCCTCCCGGTAGAATCCACAACCACAAAATCGCTGTTGCTGAAATCAAAATTGAAGGTCTTTTGACCTTTAAGATTCTCAACAGTTACAAGCGGTTTGACTGCTGGAGAGTCCACAACTGTGGAAGCAATGACCTTAAGGTTTTGCTGCAACTGCCAGATGGCTCAGCGGAGACGCACACAGTTCCCGCAATGGGCTGTAGATCGTTCAGGAGACGCGCTGACGGCTCTTGGGCAGCAACGTGGAGGGATGGCACTCCCTGCGTATATTTCTTCCCGTACTTCATTGGAGACGTTCCTTACTTTGCCGGTGGACCTCCGATGTATGGACAAGCGGACTCTCTGTCCGTTTGCATGGAGCGTTCAGCTAAAGCCAACAACATTGCCAATCCGTTTTTGCTCCTGCAATGGATGCGAGCAATGGGAGCTTGGGTTGATGCTGCTTTCGCTTATGACATCCGCTCAACCTTTCCAGAATACTCAGACCCTACTGATGCCAACACTGCCATTGGCGATGCAATCTTTACTTGGGGACGCGCTAGAGTTCAGATTTACGATGCAGTCTCTGGCTTAACTTATGAAGATTATTTCAAAGTCTTCACTGGCGTAACTTCATTCATGCCAACATTGGACCAGATTGGAATCAATGTTGAGGTTAGCGGTGACTTGCTGGTAATGAGCAGCAAAAGACCAAACGCAATCGTCAGGATCTATCCTATTGATTGCAATGTGTTCTTTGGTGCTAATGATCCATATTGGGAAATCAATCCAACAACGACTTACATATCAATTGCATATCCATCCTATTACTACACTCAGGTTGTAGGTTCACCAACAGCGGCAACTCAGTGGTTAGCTGGAAACGTTCCAACATGGATGGAGACAATGCGGACTCTCCGCAGACGCATTGCTGTTGAAGAGGGGTTTCTTAACAACTATGACGACGAAGTTGATATCTCTGAAGAGAAGGTTGGAATTGTTAGATTAAGCCCAATTGGTTTAACAGTGCGAGCAAGCACTGCTGTTGGTATTGATGCGTTTGACATAGCTTTTAGTGATGCGACAAATTACGAAAGAAGCGCAAACGTTATTGAGTTGCGAACTGAATTAAGACCCAAAGGTTTTTCTCCTGCTCTTAGTTATTCAAATACGCCTTACATTTCAGCAACTAGAACTTACATAATCGCTCAACCGAGCAATTACAGCGGTCAGTATGGCTACGTTTTCCCGCAGATAAGCACTGCGGTTGGTGGCGCAAATTCTCGACCAGCAGTCAATTGTGCTTACGTTCCGTCCGGTGGACCGTGGGGTTTCTCCAGTAGTGTTTACGACTACAATTTGGAGCGAGTCTTTACCACAGACCCTCTGACTCCAGTCGTTACCAACGTCTTTGGCTCTGACTTTTGGGTCAACAAGTGGGGAGGCAAAGATGGGGTTGATGCATCTGTCAGGATACTTGGTCAACCAAACCAGACTGTCCAAGACAACGGCGTTGCGGATGACATCTTCAAAGATCAGAACAACGCTGCAATGGCTTGTCTGGCTCCATGGTTCACGCAAGTTTCTGTCACCAATACAGAACAAGCTTACATTGCCGACATAAGGTGGACCGCAGACACATATTTTAATCTTCCCTACGCACCGACAGTTGACGCTATCAACTACGATGGGATTGGTCAGTTTTACCACAAGATTCCAAAGTCAGCGTTTTTGTGGAATCTTTTGGAATCCCATGTCAACGGCTGGAACCGCTCTATTCCATTGGCTCACGGTGAGGTCTGGTGTCCGATTTATAGTTTCAATGCATCTGGCATTCTGAGTCCAAGTAGATTGGGCGATCTTATTCCAAAGGATCTCACAACCACTTGCTTAGATCCGTCAGAAGGTCCGTGTTTCTTTATAGATCAAAATCAATACAACGCTTTCTTAGCAAACGGAGTACAAGCTAAAGAGTTGTACGATAATACGTTGGCTCAATACTATTGGGTTGTTAGCCAGACGGAGCTTGCAACGTACAGCCGGTCAAAAGGCTTCGCATCATTTAACTTCGACTGCTCCAATCAAGTGATTGATGCGAGCGGTGGAATCCTGACTCCTGCGACCACTTGGCGACCAATGCGCTCTTACGGCTTCGGTGAGACAATCCAAGCCGCGAACTACGAGGACGTTACCAATGGTCCGCTTTACCGGCTGATTCGATACGTCGATCTCGAAGTTAGTTGACAGTTTCCTATCGGTGGGTTATCTGCTGTCCCGCCGATGAAATGTCCCCACTGCAACTGCATATTTGCTGTAAGCCTCCGCCAAATCGCGGGGGAGTTGGGTGCTGCCAAATCACCGGCAAAATCCGCTGCTGCTCGCCAAAACGGCAAGCTTGGTGGAAGACCAAAGAAGACCAATGAAAAACGAACTAATACCTCAGCAAAAGCAGTCCGCGCTCGCAGTAATGGCGAGTCGATTCAGCGTTGAACCGGCAAAGCTGCTGGAGACGCTGAAGGCAACTCTGATGCCCAAAGCGACCAACGAAGAACTGCTCTCGTTCGTCGTCACCGCTAACCAGTACGGACTCAACCCGTTTACGCGAGAAATCTACGCATTCCCTGCTCGCAACGGTGGCATCCAGCCGGTCGTCTCCGTCGATGGATGGATTAAGATGATGAACTCGCATCCGCAGTTCAACGGCATCCAGTTCACTACCGAAGACAAAGACGGCAAACCGTTCAGCGTGACTGCTACGATCCACCATAAGGATCGTTCGCATCCGGTTGAGGTCACTGAGTACTTCAGCGAGTGCTACCGCGCAACGGAACCGTGGAAGGTCAATCCGCGACGGATGCTGCGACACAAAGCGTTGATTCAGTGCGCTCGTGTAGCGTTTGGGTTCAGCGGAATCGTGGACGAAGAGGAGGCGGTCCCGCCGCAAGTGCAGGTCAACGTCACTCCGAGCCGTCCGATTTTCCGCTCAAAGCTAGAGCCGAAAGTGGAGCTGCAACCGCACGAGTTCTTGCCGGAAAACAATCCGGTTCCGACAGCTACCGTAAACACCACCGAGTCCATTCAACCGGAGGTTTCCAATGGATGAGCGTCGAAACCTACCGTCAGCGTCCGCAGCGAGCCGGTACGCTGCTTGTCTTGGGAGCTTTGATCTTGAACGTCAAGTTGCTGAGGTCGAGTCCACCACCGACGCAGCGATTGGGAACCGCATCCATGCTGCTCTAGCACTTGAAACGGTTAACGACCTCACCACTGATGAAACGTGGATCATTGATCGTTGCAGAGAGCAGGAAGCGGAATTGGTCAAAGCAACCTTTGGTGACGCTGAGGCCAACTGCTTCCGCGAGAAACGTCTGTGGTCGCTGGACAAAGACGGCAATAAGCTCTGGAGTGGAAAGCCGGATGTTATCTACACTGTGAGCGACAATGGGATGCTCTACGGTCTCATTATCGACTACAAGAGCGGCAGGGGATCGGTCGAGAATGCTGCGGAGAATCTCCAGTTGCGGTGCTTGGTCGCGCTGCTTGATGAGTCTTGGGGATTCACGCTTGATCGGATTACCGTCGCAATAATCCAGCCGCTTGCTGGACCTCCGAGCGTAGCGGTTTACGAGTCCTCAGACATTCATTCCGCGATTCTCGAATCCAACGGACTGATGAAGGAGATTCAGAAGGTTGGTCAACCGCGCACTCCGTTTGAAGCCGCTTGCAAGTACTGCAAAGGAAAACCGTACTGCAAAGAAGCGCGAGAGTTGGCAGTCGCTCCTCCGCTCGCTGACGCTCCTGCTGGCATCACTCCTGACGCGATTGCGGCAACGCTCACCAACTCAACGCTCGCAGCGTTTCTTGATCGTGCAGCACAAGCCGAAGCAGTGATTGAAGCTTGCCGGTCAGAAGCTCGACGGAGATTGAGTGAAGGAGACGCAATCGAAGGTTGGACGCTTAAAGACGGTGCGGTGCGCGAGTCCATTACGAACTCTGAAATGGTCGCTTCTCGGTTCTTGGAGTTGGGAACTTACGAGCAACTGACTCCTGCGATCAGTATCAACAAAACAAAGCTCAAAGATGCGGTGAAGACTGCGACTGGAACCAAAGGACGCGAGCTGGAAGCTAAGCTGGCTGCACTGCTCGACGGATGCACTGAATCCAAAGCCGGTCAACCAACGCTAACCAAGATCAAATGAATCAAACTCATCCAATGGAGCTTGTCCGCGAGTTCATGCGGACCTTCCAGCAGTACGTTCCATCCACTCCAATCATGCCAGATCCGGTGACTCAAAACCTTCGGTATCGGCTGATTGACGAAGAGGCTCAAGAACTCTCCGAAGCGACCAACGCGAAAGAGTATCTCGACGCAGTTGGCGACCTCTTGTACGTCGTCTATGGAGCCGCGCTGGCTGCGGGATTTAGTCCGCATCAAGTGGACGCTGCATTCTGCGAGATCCACCGATCCAACATGAGCAAATGCTGGTCTGACGACGAGATCGACTGCATTCCGGCTGACTCCCGCTCTCATCGAGTTGGAGAAAACCGGCACATTGTCCGTCGCAATGATGGCAAGATCGTGAAGAGTCCGTCTTACTCACCGGCTCGACTGGAGGGATACACTCGATGAGACATTTATGGGCGCGTGGGTTTGGCCGTCTTTACGCTGACGCTGAGGTCCACCAGACCGCTGAGGGCAAATCGTTCCTGCTCGCAGTGATTGAGTTCGAGAACCGCAAGCTGGCGAATGGGAAACCTTACGCACAGCGAGTGCAGTTCCGGTCGTTCGATGCGGCTGACATTGAGATCGCGGACCAGTTGATTGCTGGAACGCATATCATGTTCGATGGGGATTGCGATGCGGTTGCAGACAAATCGTCAACCGGCTGGTGGTACGCAAATCCGCGAGTCACCGGACGGATTCAGGAGATTACCCATTCACCGTGAAGATTGATTTCTTTGTGGCCGGTATCCCGAAAGCTCAACCGCGAGTGAAAGCGTTTGTGCGTGGGGGTCATGCTGGCGTTTACACTCCAGACAGCGCGGAGTCTTGGAAGCAAGCGGTGCGGCTGCAAGCCGTCGCAAACGCTCCAGAATCGCTTGTGGCGCATCCTGTTCGCGTCCAGCTGGACTTCTTCTTGCCGCGACCTAAAGCGCATTTCAAGCGAGACGGAAGCTTGAAGGAAAACTGGCCAATCTGGCACTGCAAAAAGCCAGACTTGGACAACCTCATTAAAGCGGTGACGGACGCGATCACCGACACTCAGCGAGTCTGGCTCGATGACAGCCAAATCTACCAGATTTTAGCTACCAAGTCTTACGGTCTCAGCCGTTTCGGTTGCAGCGTGAGAATCGACGCTGACTGACTCTTGGAAAATGCGGCATGGTGCGCGGGGAGATCCTGCGACGGGTTAGGTTTTTACCCATAGAAACACCGCATTTTCCTAAGGTTTTCGCTGGTTTTGGATGCTCCTGAAAAAAGTTAAAGTTTTCTGTTGCAGAGAACCCGACGTTGGGTTTAACTCTCTCCATCGACGGCAATAAGCTGTCGAAACCATTAACACCCATCAAACACCATGAAATACCATTGCAGAGACAGAGAGAACAAGTCACTGAGCCAGCACTCCAGCATTCTGGAGGCTCTCAGAGCGCGGGAAGTATGGCTCCATACTCGGGAGCTTATCGGCATCAGCGACAACAGCGGACGGTTGCTCTCAGCCGACGAACTGTATCAAGCCAAAGCGGCTGCTTGGCTGAAAGGTCTCCGATGAATCTTGGACCTCTTATTGCGGCTCTCATCACCGTGGAGTCCAACGGTCGAGACAATGCCGTTGGTGACGGCGGTCGAGCAATCGGTGCGCTCCAGATCCACAAGAGCGTTGTGGTGGACGTTAACCGGATCGCTGGTACGCACTACACTCACCAGCAGATGACCAACCGAGTTGCGGCTCGTCAGGTCTGCGAGATCTATTTGAGCCGGTACGCAGCCGGTAAGACCAACGAAGAAGCCGCGAGAATCTGGAACGGTGGTCCAACTGGTCACCGGAAGTCAGCGACTCTCACTTACTGGAACAAAGTCAAAAAGCATCTTAAATGAACATCAAACCCAAACGACCCACTCCCAAGATCTTCGTCGTCAGCGATGACACGCACAAGAGACTGAAGGAATACGCAACCAAGAAGGGCTACAAGCTACAGTTTGTGGCCGACGAAGCGGTGGCGGAATACCTAGCGAGGAAGGAATCGAAATGACACGCAATGAAACACGAGCCGCTATCCTGATTATGGAGGCGTATTTGGACGGATACCAAATCCAAAGGTGCGGGAAGCAGTGGAATCCAAAAGAGTCGTTGAAACCAGATTGGTGCGATACAGATGAACCCTGTTGGGATTTCGATAGCTGCGACTACCGTATCAAACCCGCCGCAACGCTCCGCCCATGGACAGCGGATGAGGTGCCGCTGGGGGCGTGGATGAGATTCAAGCGCAACCCGCAGGACCGAGTTCTCCTCGGCTGGGTGTCTGTCCAAGCTGACAGAGACTTGTGGCTGGATGAGCGAGAATACAGCACCGACGGCGGTAAAACGTGGCTCCCGTGTGGAGTCGTGGAGCAGGCGAAATGAACCATCTTGGTGACACCAACAAAATGGTCGGTGAAGACCATATTCGTGACGCCACGAAAATGGTCAGCGATACGCCGAGGACGGATGCGAAGCGTGGTTTTCATGATTTGGACACCGCCGTTG